TGGTCGATCTCTCTTATTAGTGGACTATCCGCAGGCTGATGAGGGATTAACGGCTGAGGAAGTGGCTCGATTAGATCTCAGAGCTTCGATCATCCCCTACACCTGTGAGCAGGTCATTAATTGGAAGACCGAAACCATCGCAGGCCGCAAAATGCTTGTTATGGTAGTGCTGGCTGAAGACTATCGAACCACTGATGACGAATTCGGGCATGACATGGATACACAGTACCGTGTGCTTCGATTGCGTGAGGACGGCTACTCTCAGCAGATCTACCGTGATGATGAGCCATATACTGAGGAGTTCTACCCTCGCAAAGCTGACGGGATGACATGGAGCCAGATTCCTTGTGTGTTCGTTGGGTCAAAGAACAACGATTCCACGATTGACGATGCGCCACTCTCAGACATTGCAGACGTGAACATCGCGCACTATCGCAACTCAGCCGACTATGAAGAGTCATGCTTCCTCACGGGTCAGCCTACCCTATTCATCACCCATTCACTGAACGCTGATGACTTCTATGACATGAACCCTGAAGGCATCAAGTTAGGCTCACGATCTGGTCACGTACTAGGTGAGACAGGATCGGCAACGCTACTACAGCCATCGGCTAACCAGCTTGTAATGACTGCTATGCAGGCAAAAGAGCAGGCTATGGTTGCCATCGGTGCGCGGATAATTACTGATCGCAGTGCTAACGAGACCGCAGAGGGCGCACGTATACGCTTCGCGTCGGAAAACTCTGTACTAGGTGACATCGTGGGCAATCTTAGCGCCGCACTAGAGCAGTGTGTGCGCTGGTGTGCTGAGTACATGGGTTCACCTGATGACGTCACCATTGATATCAACCGTGAGTTCTACGACAAGTCGATTGATCCTCAACTGATTATGTCTATGGTCACCCTAATGGATCGCCAGATTATCAGTGATCAGGATATCTTCGAGCGCCTAAAGGCAGGCGGGATTATTGACGGCCAGCGATCACTTGACGACGTACGAGAGGAGTTAGGGGATTTGCCCCCTATCGACTGATGGCTAAAGTAAAGACACCAGCAGGCTATATGGTTCCCGCTAAGTATGTGGCGGGTCTCACAGGTGCAGAGCGTCAGAAGCGCCTGAGACAGCTTGATGAGATGCGAAAGAAAGGCCGCAAGCTAGGGCCGTTGGCTGGTGACAAGAAGGCCAAGAAGAAGACACCCGAGAGTCCATACACGAAGGCATACCGGAGGCGTTTTGGCAAAGCTAAATGAGAGAGCAGAGAAAGCCCTAAAGAAGAAGGCCAAAGAGTCTAATGCGCCCTACAGCGCACTTAAGACTATCTACCTCAAAGGCATGGGCGCGGCAGTTACCAGTGGCCGACGTCCTAACGTCTCACCAAGCCAGTGGGCGATGGCTCGCGTTAACTCTGTTCTCACTGGGGGAAAGGCGCGGACAGTTGATGCGGCGCAGTGGAAGAAGATCCAAGAGCATCGCAAGAAGAAGCGAGCAAAGAAATGAAAGACCCAAGAATAAACCGCTTTAACTTAGAGGGCTTCAATAAGCCTAAGCGTACGCCTAATCACCCAACCAAATCGCACATGGTATTGGCGAAGGAAGGCGACAAGACCAAGCTGATACGCTTCGGTGAGCAGGGCGCGAAGACTAATATGACGCCCGAGCAACGCAAAGCATTTAAGTCACGCCATGCCAAGAACATCGCAAAAGGCAAGATGAGCGCCGCATGGTGGGCTAACAAGGTCAAATGGAACCCATCCAAAACCAAGCGCAAGTGAGATAGCTATGCCACGCAAAGACATGAAGAAAAGCGGTATCAAAGTAAAGAAGCCCAAGGGCAAAGGCACCTACAAGGGCAAAGGCAAGAAATAAACCCTTCCTATGAGTGCTGAGGATGACATCGCCGATGCTCTGACGCGGCACCAGATCTTTGTGCTTCGCTATGCCAGAGGGCGTGAGCGTGAGGCAGAGGACTTTGTATCTCGCACTCTCCTATCAGTTATTAGCCGCCTTGAGGACGATGACCTAACGACATTGAGCCGTGAGCGTTACCAAGACAAGGCCAGAGACTTATATCAGTATCTTAGAGCCTCTAACTCTGATTACGCTGATGAGTTCCTTGATGAGATGCGCCGCTTTGCCGGTTACGAGTCAGACTTCAACACCTCATTAGGACAGAAGCACCTCGATACGGACTTCAATCGACCCGCTCCCTTACAACTACAGCAAGCCATATTTGCGGATATCATGGGCTTAGAGCCAACGCAGGGTTACACCATTAGGGGTATGCTCGATCAGTACGGCAGACAAGGCGCTAATCTGGTCGTTGATCAGATACGTGAAAGCATTACCCTTGGTGAAACGACCCAGCAACTCACCAGCAAAATACGCAGTCTAATACCTACTCAACAGCGTAAAGCGGCCACGGTAGCGCGTACCGCTGTTAACCATGTTGCAGTGCAAGCCCGCAAAGAAAGCATGAAAGAGAATGACGACGTGCTTGACGGGTACAAGTGGTTAGCTACCTTGGACAGCCGCACATCCATGATCTGTATGGCTAGAGACGGCACCATATATAAGGACTATGACAAAGACCCTAAGCCACCGGCTCACTTCAATTGTCGGAGTACCATCACGTACATTGTTAAGCCCGAGTTTGATATCGGCGCGGATATTGTAGGTACAAGACCAGCAAAGGGTAGTGGCGGTGCCAAGTCAGTCAAAGCAAACCTCACCTATGACGATTGGTTACGCAAACAGTCAAAGGCGTTTCAGATCAGCGTCTTGGGCAAGTCACGGGCGCAGTTATTTAGGGACGGCTTAACCCTTGATCGCTTCGTTGATAATCGCGGCAACATGCTCACCTTGGAACAGCTATCAGATATGGATTTTGAGTTTTCCGGTGTGTCGGTTGAGCAACTAGTTGCTGATATACCTATTGTGGAATCTTCGTTTGATTTAAGTCTTAAGTTTTCCGCGTCAAGCGCCACGGCCCAAGAGTACCAAGACAAGCTATTCAGTCAGACAAGTGACCGTACAGAGGCCGTAATCAGAAAGGCTTTGTTGCCCAAGATTACTGACACTCGTGGTAAAGGCGCTATTTATGATGCGTGGGAACGAGAGATAAACTGTTCAATTGACCGAGGGAGAGGTCTGAGCTTTATCCACGAATACGGCCATCATATAGACTCTACAATTGGCAGAACAAATCCAAATAAGGACAAGGTGCGTTTGTTTGCCAGTGAGCATGACGAATTGTTCTTGAAGGCGTTTGAGATGGACAGGAAGGCGCTTGGCCTACACCGAAGGAATACGAAATGGGAAAAGCTAGAAGAAGTCAGGGCGGAAATGGCCGAATTGGTTACTGAAACAAAAACTATGCCATCGGGCCGTACCATTACCTTAAAAAATTGGAACGTTAAGGATGATTACTACACCCAAATGATGGATATTTTTGATGCACTCACGCACGGCGATGCCTCTGAAAACCTCGCCTTTTCAGGGCATGGACGGTCTTATTACAAGCACAAGGGAAACAGATATGCCGAGACTTTTGCTCAGTTGTTTTCGCTTGATGGCGCACCCAAGCACGTTAGGGATAATGTAGACAGATGGTTCCCAAACCTTAAACGTAGATTCCATGAGATACTCGATGACTACATAAAGAATGGGGTGAGGACTTATGACGGTTGAGGAAGTCATACAACAATACAGAAAGAAGTTCGGAGAATATCCAAAATTTAATGGCTCACAATTCGATGAGCCGTATCCAATAGAGCGCGTCTTAGCGGCTATTGAAACAGGAATTAAGATAGATGAGCCGGAACTCTCTATGAGCGTGAAGGCATAACGTGGCAGAGCCACAACTTGCAAACCAGAGGTGACGCATGGAAACCGAAACAGCAGTAGAAACAAACAACGATCAGCAGGCCGCTATTGAGGCGCTTGCCGCACAGCGAGCAGAGCAACTCATAGAGGAGCGTACAGCCGCACTCAAGCGTAAGAATGATGAGCTGTTAGCTGAGAAGAAGGCCAAACAGCGTGAGGCTGAAGAGGCTATGCAGATGGCCAAGCTAGAGGCTGAGGATAAGGCTAAGAAAGAGAATGACTACCAGCAGTTGTTTGAGTCACAGAAGTCGGAGTCCGAATCTCTCCGTAAGAAAATTGAAGAGATGAACGCGCAATACACACAACAGCAAATTTTAGCCGAATCTGGTAAGATAGCGGCTAGCTTAACAAAAGATACCCAGAGGGCGTCTTTGTTACAGCAACAAATAAGCCAGAGGCTTAACATTGTAGACGGTGAGCTTCGAGTTATGGATAACGGTCAACTGACTGTTTCTACTCTCGATGATCTGACAAACACCATCAAGCAACAATATCCGTTTCTTGTTGATGGGAGTCAAGCTGTCGGCGGCGGTGCCGCTCGCTCAGAAGGCAGGGCCGAAGAGCGGGGAAAAGAGTTATCACGGGCCGACTTTGAGGCAATGAACCAGTCGCAACGCGCACAGTTCATTAAGTCAGGCGGTCAACTTTTTGATGATTAAGGAGGCCAACAATGGCTAATGTACTTACAAACTTGGCGGCAGATATCTACAAAGCCGCAGACGTCGTGGGGCGTGAGCTGGTTGGCTTCATCCCCGCATCTACTATCAACGCAAACGGTTCTGAGCGTGTGGCTAAGGGCGACGTAGTTCGTGCTTCATTCACTCGTGCCGCAACTGCTGTTGACGTAACCGAGGCGATGACTATCCCCGAGGGCACTGATCAGACAGTCGATAGCGCAACACTGACTATCAACAATAGCCGTGCTGTTCAGATCCCCTACACTGGGGAAGATATGCGTCACCTCAACAACGGTATCGGTTTCGACACTGTTTACGGCGACCAGATCAAGCAAGCTATGCGTACTCTCTGCAACGAGATGGAAGCAGACCTTGGTGAAGCGGCTGGTACAGCAACACCTGCGGGCACTGTTGGCACTGGTGGCACTACGCCATTCGCGTCCAACTTTGACCTCATCGCTGATATCCGTAAGGAGTTGGTTGATAACGGTATGCCACCAAATGACGGTCAGGTATCTCTGATCATCGACACTGCGGCTGGCGCAAACCTGCGTAACCTCGCAAACCTTCAGTCAGTCAACACTGCTGGCGGTTCTGACCTTCTGCGTCAGGGCGTATTGCTCGACCTACAGGGCATGGCTTTGCGTGAGTCTGGCAACGTCTATGCTTCTGGCGGTTCTGTTTTCAACATCGCAATGCACAGAGCGGCAATGGAGCTTGCTGTACGTGCTCCTGCGGTTCCAGAAGGCGGTGATGCGGCAGATGACGCTTTGACTGTAGTAGATGACCACTCGGGTCTCGTGTTCGAGGTTCGTGTATATCGTGGCTATCGCAAGTCAATGATCGAAGTTGCCGCCGCATGGGGCGTTAAGACTTGGAAGCCTGACTTCATTGGTCACCTTCTAGGTTAAATTGCTTGGGGGCTTCGGCCCCCGTTTCTTTGAGAGGTTACGATGACTTTAGTAGTTGAGACAGGCGCACTGGTTTCGGGCGCTAACACTTACGTCGGCGTTGATAACTTCAAGGCTTGGGCTGATGACAGAAACATCACTTACACAAATGATGACCTAGTTATTGAGCATAAGATTTTTCGGGCGATGGACTATTTTGAGTCGCTTCACTTCCTTGGACTAAAGTCTGATGAAAATCAGGCGCTACAGTGGCCAAGGGATCAGGTCTATATTGACGGTTACGCGGTTGAGTCTGATGAGATTCCCAACGA